GCCAACATGATATCAGACAAGTTGTCAGGTCCACACAAGGGTTTTACTGTGTACCTTAATTCAAATTACAATCAAGGTTATAAGATTATAGGCGGCGATGATATCTTAATTGGCAAAAGATTAATGATTCAAAAACCAATAAAAGTAAAAATAACAAAAAAAGATTCTTCATCTTTTGAAAACATTTCATTTTCAAAAGATGAAGAAAAAGCTAGCAAAAGCCGTATTTTTTACGAAGTTGAAATTGTTGATTTCTCAATCCCGGCTGAAGCCCAAAATTTAGTTTTGCGCTGTGATCCTGCAGATATATATCAAATGCCCAATAAGACACTAACTGATACACTTGAGTTTGGTTTGCTTCTTGCCGGCGCCGGAGGAGGTATCAGCCCCTTGATAGACTCAGGATTAAACAGAAATCTAATTAAAGGTTTCGCAAATGCAACAGGAACAGCACCAGCTATTGATCTAGTTAGAGCACTATATCAATCACAAGAAAGTAGTTTTATGGATGCATTTAACAATCCTTTTGTAAAAGCATACGAATCTACATCCGGTAGAGGCCTGGCCGGAACAATAGGCTCGGTTACATTTGACTGGCTTGATGAAACTTTCCCATGGGAAATAGATCACAATAGTCGCGCGCCTATTGGCTGCAAAATAAGCTTTACATTTGATGTAATTCATGATCTTCCACCAGGTCTAGATCACAGTGGTTACAATAGAGCGCCGCTTTATAACGTAGGTGATATTATGAAAAATATATCCGATGATGTATATGAAAGCTTTTTCAAAGAAGACGAGTTTGAATTTAGAAAGCAAGCAAATAAAGGCATTAAAATAACAGGTAAAAAATAATAGGAGCTCTTATGGCATCTTTTTCTAGATACTCTTTTATACCTTCGTTGAAAAACGATGAAGGTAAAGATTTTAAGTCAACAAACAAAATAAATGCAAGAATAAGATCAGCTGTCTTAAGATCTGACATAGAGTTTAAAACACACACAGTTCAAGAAGGAGAAAGGCTAGATTCTTTGGCTCAGCTTTATTTAAAATCTTCTGAATATTGGTGGATTATTGCGGCAGCTAGTGGTATCGGCTGGTCTCTTCAAATACCACCTGGAACACTTTTGCAAATTCCCTTAGGTGTCGATGATATTGTGAGGTACTTAAGATAATGCCTGACGTAAAAAGAACTAGAGATCCTAATGAATTGATGAAGACAATATTAAGTGTCATTGAAGAATATGACGGATTTATAATGGGTATGGGAACTGCTAATGATTTTTATTCATTTAGTGAATCAGGGGAAGGACTAAGATTATCAGACGAAGAGCAGCAAGCAGAACAAATTACTAGAATGAGAAGAGAGTTTTTTGCAACTTTACTAGACACTGCAGTTGGTGCATATTACACACAAAGTATAATCACAGGAAAAGGAATATTCGGAACCGGTTCAAAAACCGCAGACTTAAGTCAACTAGGTGATTACATAAAAATACTTGGTGATACTGCGATGCAAACAAATAATTCAAGTGTACCAGCTAGCGTTATTATAAAAGAATCTGAAAATAAAACACCGGATACATTTGCAAGTGTTCCAGGTTCAATGAGAAAAATGACTGCTGAGTGGAAAAACTCCAATGTAAGACTAATAGATGCCGAGTATAAAGGCGAAGGGGAAGTATCACTTTCTAATGAAGATGGAATAGTTGGTGTATATTCTGACGCTGGATTTAGAAATGTAACATATGTAAATGAGTTAACAGATGATGAGCGTGCCGACTTTCTAGAAGAGTTTAAAATACCAAAAGCAACTTCAGAAGAACTAGTAAATAAAGCTGGTAGTTTGTCTGAACCTTCTCTAACAAATAAAAAGATGGCTGCTTACGTAATTAAAGATAGCGAATTTAATTATAGCAAAAGAAGAGTTGAATTTTTATCATTGTTTTTTAACGGCATAACACCTATAGAAATGTCTAGGTGCACACCCTACATAGAGGTAACCTTCTACCATCAAAACTTTGGTACGCATGAAGAACAATTTTTAAATCCCGCCGGCTATATGAAATTTTTTAGCAATAATGAAAATGCAAACGGGCGGCAAGAGCTCCAAGGATTTGCCGGGAAGACATATCCGTACAATGAAAGAGAAAGCAATTTATATGATACAGATGTAGGTTATATGAATATTTTTACATCGCCGCAGACAATGGTAAATGCAAATATTAATAGTGAACCTGGAAAGTGGGGATTAGGAAACATTAAGACGAATTCCTATAATAGTGCTTTAGACCCTTTCGCTCCCCAAGCAACACTTAAAAATTTAGTACTTTCAACTGTATCTGGCGGGTATGGTTTCACTAGTAAGAAAAAAGGTACAATCGCAATTACTATACATGACAGAAGTCGACTTAAACACTTTGCACCACTTATTTCTATTAATCAACTAGCAAAATCAAGAGTAAAGATAACTTTTGGATGGAGTCATCCTGACGGAAATATTGATTCAGACAACCCGATTGGAAAGTTTTTAAACGCAATGAAATCAACCCAACATTATACTTTAATATCTTCAAATTTAAGGTTTCAAGGAAATGCAGTGGATGCAGATTTGGAAATAGTTTCCATGGGAAATCAGCATATTGATGATGTTTCAGCAGCAGCAGGTACACATATACCACTAAGATCGATAGCACCGGCAATTGAAAGCATTGTTAGATCTTTAATTGCGAAAGAAAAGAAAAAAATAAACAAATATTCATCAGAAGAAATAGCATATGTTCATCCTCAGCTGGAATTACTAATACAGACCGCAAACTCAGTAGAAACCATGGTTCCTGCTTCTGATTATGAAACGCTTCAACAGCTGATAAGAGGTAACGAAGGTGGCGATCTAGATCGTTGGATAATTATTGCAATAGCGTATTTGCTTGGTATAGAAACTCTTGGAGAAGATTTTGAAGTATTTAGAGTTGCTGTTAAAGAAGAAAGAGATATCTCAGGAGAAGTAAAAACAAATTCCAAAATAAGAAAAGAAGTTGCTAATATATCAAAAGAAAACACCGGTAAGATTCTTAGAGAAAAATATGATAATCTTTTTTATAGACAGTCAAAGAAGTCAAAAAATTCGCAAGATAAAACTTCTACCCCGTTGTTGTTGCAACCTGATTATTTTACATCAGGATGCTTTGTTAAAGGATATCAGACAAAAATTAGTAAAGTAATTTCTGGTTATGCATCAATTTTAAATTTAAAAGATTCTTCAGCAGAGCACGTTCCTATAGATCAGGATCCGAATCGAGAAGATATAGCCTTTAGCACAGAATATGTCTCACTAGGTAAGCTTATAGCCAACTTTGTTGCAGCACCTTTAATATCAACAGGCGAATATTCAGAAGTTCAAATGTTTTTTTATCCTTTAAATAGTGCAGCTGGTGCCGCCAGAAGATATACAACAGCTTCATTGCCTTTTAAAAAAGATGAAATAGATCTAATTTTTGAATCAAAACCCAAAGAAGACGAAGAAGTTGATGAAACTCAAGAGTCTATTAAGCTAGGTACAATTTCAGCAAAGACAATGTTTGCAAAATTAGCTGCTTTGACAAATTCAACTGATTTTGATGCATACGGTCTAACTGCTGTCGGCCCTGAACAGAGAAAAATAAAAAGTGAAGAAGTACATAAGGCAGCAAAAGAAGGAAAACTAACATCATCACAAAAAGATTTATATATAAACAGTTATTTTAGTAAGTTCAACGATAAAGGAAAAAAAGAATATGAATCTGCAACAAAAGAAAAGAAAGAAGCTATTCTTAAAGCTGCAATTGATCAATACCTTTCTGAAACTTTTAAAACCAAAAAATTAGAAATATTAAAAGAAATATACTCTAATGATAATTTAGGTGCGCAGGACATGAATACATTTAGATTTCCAGCGCTAAACATGCATTTGGAAGTTTTGTCTCCAATTAGACCAATCGGTGAAGGGGGTATTCCTTTAGATGTTAAACTGTTTGGTGCGGAAGGAGCAGTATATGACAAACAAAACCAAACAGAGTTTGGAACCGGAAGAATACTGAGAATTCATATTGTAGACGAATGTAATATTGGTGGAGCAAAAGTTGATCTAGCAAATCAAATACTGTATGGAGGCAAAAAAGACCCCTCCCTAAATAACACATCAGCAAAAATACTAACAAACGGAATTAATAATCTGTCAGACGCTGAACTTAAGGAATATATTAAAAGGCATTATGCCACTGTGATTTATGGAGCCGGCTCTTCAACAGTCAAGAGCATTAATATGTCTTCAACAACATCTGATAGAATCGCGCAAGCTAAGATGATGACTTTTGAAAAAAACAGAAGATCAAAAAGTGTAAGTAAAAATGTAAATACAGTGGCTGAAAGCATTAGAATGGTACCAGCATCAATTGATATGCAAATTCTCGGTTGCCCCCTAATTGAAAGAGGAACTATTATTTTTATAGATATGGGAACAAATACAGACTTAGATAACTGCTATGTTGTTAATTCAGTAACACATACAATAAGCAGCGGAGACTTTACAACTAGCCTAGGTTTGGTGGTGGGTAATCAAGGCACAGTTATCAATGCAAGAGGTGAGCTTCTTCAAAAACTAAGTGCACTAGCAGATGCTTCAAATTCCCTTAAAACTGAATCTACAGGAAATAAAATTAACTTAGGCGACTCACCTTTTAATCCGCTTAAAGGTATACCAAAAACTTAACAATATGAGAAATATGAACTTATTATTACCCGAACAATACAATTTTAAAAATAAAACAATTGAAATTAAAAATAACAAGTCTAAGCCTCTATCAATAAAAACAATAAATGCAGTTTTAGAAACTTTAAAACTAGATAAAATAAAATCAATCAATGAATATTTTAAAAATACCCACGATTCTTTAAATAGGCAATACATAGATTGGGCAAAGTTTTTACCCCAAACACAAAAAGCAAAGTATTCTTTATATTTAAAAAAAGAAATACTGTCTAGTGAAAAATACATCACACGATATTTTTACGATGCTTTTCCAAAAAGGCTTTCGCTTTTTAGAAATATTCATGTTTTAAATAGTGATGAAATAATGCCTGTATATAAACACAGCAATGTGACAGGAAGACTTTCCATGGAAAAAGGTGTTAACTACCTTGTAATGAAAAAAGAGTTAAAGAATCAGCTACGTACCCCCTTTAAAGACCACACATTGTTTGAATTAGACTTTAAATCTTGTGAGCCAAATTTATATGCTAAGTTTTTTAATTTAGTTCCGGAAGCAACAATAGACATATATACATACCTTGCTAAAGAAATTGGAATTAAGATAGACAGTAGATTAAAACTAAAAAGAATTGTGTTGTCTATTCTATACGGTGCTAACGAAAGATCAATTAGTAAAGTTGCAAATATTAATATTAAAAAAGTAAAAGAAGTTAAGAATATTCTTAATGTTTCTAGTTTTGAAAACATGCTTAAAACAGAGTTTAATAAACAAGGATTTATTAAAAATTTATACGGCAGACCAATACTAAGTAATACGAATCTTGTCAATTACTGGATACAATCGTCAGCTGTAGACTTCTGCTGCCTTTCTTTTTTAAGTTTTTTAAATAGTAACCCAACGTTTAAATTACATGCAGTTATACATGACGCAATTTTATTTTCTGTGCCTAATGAAAAAATTAACAGCTTAAACAAAGTTAAATTACTCGGAGATAATAATTTATTTATTCCTGTTGAGATAAATGAAATTAAAGCTAATAATTAATTATATGAAAAAGTTAAGAGAAATTAATTTAAATCCATCCACAGGAAGGGGCGATGCTCCTCACGTGAAAGGAAAACAACCTTATTACTCAGGTTACAGTGGCGGAATGATAGATTCAGCTGCTAGCTCATATAGCTCCTGGATGAATTCAAAAAAGTTTGATATTGCGCTAGAAGAAGAAGAAGAATCAGAAGAGGAGATAGATCTAATGCCAGAAAATATTTTAAAATACCGAGTTAGAAATAATAGCGGTTACTCGCTAAATGAAACACTCGATGCGATCAATGAAGATTGGGAAATGTTAGACACAGCTGCCGGCGCATTAAAGTATGGCGCCCGAGCATTGAAGGCAGCCGGAAAAAGTACTTTATTGTCAATACCTTTTGTCGATACAATAGCAGGCAGCATGATGCTCATCTCCGGCCTAGGAAGTTTTAAGCAAGTTTCAGATTTTATTATTGAAAAAATTAGAGTTCCGGAAAATACATTTGCAGAAGCAATGTCAAGTGAATCTGATGATTCTTGGCGCAATATTGTTAATGTTGTTAATAATCTTAGTGAAAAAGAACGAGCAGAGCTAGAAGAACATTTTGAAGATCTACTTCACAATATTAAAACCTTTATAACCACGGCAATTCAAGCTTATGACTCTGCAATCTTAGGGGCTGCAAGCGCACCAGGCGGACCGGTACTAATCGCTGCAGCTGAGTCCGGCGGAAATCTTACAACCGCTATAGCCGGCTTTATAGCAGACACAGTACCTTGGGAAAGATTTGCAGTAGATATAGCAGGAAAGTTGGCAGGTATTATAAAATCATTATTTGATTTCATACTTAAAGGTAAGGATGAAGATAGTAAATTAAATACTGCAATAGAAGATGCAGGCCCAATATTTCTTTCGATACTTACACACCCTGTAAGATCAATAAGTCGCCTAGGTGAATTTTACACTGCAATAGAAACAGGAAAATCACCTTTTTCAGACGTCGCCAGTGCCACAGTAGACGCCGCCAAATCCCAAATAACAACCAGTAATTTAGAATCAATGATTGATAAGGCAATAAATTCTGCACTTTCAGAGTCTAATTATTACGGAATCGATGAAGATCTAGAAGAAGACATGTATTCAGATTTAGATGAAGAAGAATTAGCAGAGGTAGAAGAACATGCAGCTGGAGGCTACGCAGCTCCTTTAAAGTCGCCAACAAAAGCTCAACAAAAAAAGCTAATGACGTTTAAAGAAGATTTACAGCGCTTACAAGATTGGAAACTAAAAACAACCGGTAGAACAAGAAATTAAAGGATTATTAACATTTTTATAATTAATTTGTATAATAAGAACTGCTTAGGTATAATGCTTAAGCAATAAAAAATAACTATTGCAAATTAAAAATTAAAAAATTGGAGATAATCATGGCGATCGATTTTGATGCTATTAAACGTAAACTAGACAGACTAAGCGGCAATAACAGCAGCAGGAACTCAATGTGGAAACCAGTAGAAGGTGAAAAACATACAGTTCGGCTTTTAAGTTTTCCTGATAATGATGGGCAACCTTTTAAAGAAATGATGTTTTATTATAATATTCCCGGTCAAAGAGGCCTCTTGGCGCCGTCTCAATTTGGCAAAAAGGATCCAATTCAGGAATTGATTAATAAGCTTCGTGATGAAGGTACAAAAGAAAGCTATGAAATGGCAAAGAAGTTGTATCCAAAAATGAGAGTTTATGCCGCATGTGTAGTAAGAGGAGAAGAAGGCGAAGGTGTCAAACTTTGGGGATTTGGTAAAACAGTTTATCAAAAGCTTTTAGCATTAATGCTTGATGAAGACTACGGAGACATTACTGATCCTACAACCGGTAGAGATATTAATGTTGTTTGCAGTAAAAATCCAGGTCAACAATGGGCAATGACAGAAGTAACTCCTCGAGGTAGAGAAACTAAGCTAGCTTCAAGTACAAAACAAGCAAAAGAGTGGATGGATAATCTTCCTGACGTAGAGAGTATTTTTCAACTTAAGTCATATGATGAGCTAAGCAAAATCATTAATGACTGGTTGGCAGGTGATGAAGAAGATGATACGGGCACTGAACGTTCATCAAATTCTGAAACCACAGAAACAAAAGATAAGTCTGGGTCTTATGGAAGTTTAGATGATGCATTTGCAGATTTAATGGACTAGTTTAAACTTAATTCAATAAATCTATTTTAGGAGGTAATTTATTTTACCTCCTTTTTTATTTGAAAACTTAGGGTATACGAGTGTATAATAAAAACAAAAGGAGAAAATATGTCATCTGATAATTTTACTAAAGACTTGATTAAGTCACTAAACAAAGATCATGGTACAAGAGTAGCTTACAATCTTTCTGAAGATGAAAGCCCAACTCATGTCAAAAGATGGATTAGTACAGGGTCTAGAATGCTAGACTATATCTGTGCTAACAGAAAAAATGGAGGCTTCCCAGAAGGTCGAATTGTAGAAATATTTGGCCCGCCTAGTATTGGAAAGTCTCATATTGCAACACAAATTGCAAGAAGTACACAAGCAATGGGTGGAATTGTTGTATATATTGATACAGAAAATGCAACATCAGTTGAAAATTTAGGTGCCTTAGGCGTAGATGTTTCCAACAGGTTTGTTTATGTCGATACACACTGCACAGAAGAAGTACTTTCAATTGCAGAAAAAACAATTTTAAAAGCCAAGGCACTTAATAAGGATATCCCTGTAACTATTGTTTGGGATTCTGTTGCAGCATCATCGCCTAAAGCAGAACTCCTAGGCGATTATGACAAAGAAACTATAGGCTTGCAAGCTCGTGCAATTTCAAAAGGAATGAGAAAAATAACAGGTGTTATTGGACAAACAAACAGTCTTTTTGTAATATTAAATCAAATAAGAACAAAAATTGGAGTCATGTATGGAGATCCTGATACTACTCCCGGTGGTAAAGCAATCCCTTTTCACTCATCTATACGAATCAAATTGGGAGCGGGACAACAAATCAAAGATGGGGATGATGTCATTGGTATACAAGTTTGGGCGAAAACTGTTAAAAATAAAGTCGCACCGCCCTTTAGAAAAGTAAATTTTCAGATACACTTTGGAAAAGGTATTGTTGAGCATGAAGAACTTTTCGATCTTTTAAGAAAGCACGGAGAAGAAACAGTTGATGAGTATATTGTAAAAGTAAGTGGCACAGGTGGATGGAAACATATGTCAGTTGTAGAACAAAGCACAGGTGAGGTTATTCTAGAAAAGAAATTTAGAAAAACAGAGTTTAATGAGCTTTTAAATGACAGGCAGTATTCAGTATACCTTGACGGGCTAATAGAAAAAGCAATGGTAAAAATGCTTAATTCTGAAGAGGGTATAGATATCAACCCAGAATCATATGAAGAAATAAAGGCGCTAGCGGATGAGTTAGATGTCGATCTCTAATCGTATAATTATTATAGATGCTTACAACCTGTTTACACGTCATTATGTTGCACATCCCGGGATGTCAAAAAACGGTGAACAGGTTGGTGGTATCGTCGGCTTTTTTAATAACGTAATAAGACTAGTAGAAAGAATTAATCCAGAGCATATTTACGTTATATGGGAAAGCGGAGGGTCAAAAAGAAAAAGAGACTTATATCCTGATTATAAGCAAGGGAGAAGACCGGCAAAACTTAACAGGTACTATGAAGATATTCCGGATACTTTAGAAAATAGAAATTTTCAAATTAAGACGCTGGTTGATCTTTTAGATAAATTTCCGATAACGCAGATATACGTAGAAGACGCTGAAGCAGATGATGCCATAGGTTATATGGCAAAATACAAACTAAGCAATCAGAACAAAATTGTGATATCTTCTGATCATGACTTTTACCAACTTATTTCTAATAAGCTAATAATATGGTCGCCAACTTTAAAAGACTTTGTCAATAGTAAAAAAGTAATTAAAAGATTCGGTGTACACCCAAATAATTTTTGTTTAGCAAAGTGCATAACCGGTGATAGTAGTGACAATATTCCTGGAATAAAAGGCGTTTCATACAAAACTTTAACAAAGTATTTTCCTAAGTTTTCTCTTGAAGAAGACTATTTAATTAATGATTTCTTTGATGATGTTAAAAAATTAAAAGAAGTAAAAAAATTAAAAATTTTAGAAAACCTTAGTTGTTTAATTGAACAAAATAAAATTAGAAGAAACTGGAAATTAATACATTTGGATATTCATAATTTAGTATTACACCAAGTTCAAAAAATTGATGAAAAAGTTGAAAATCCCAAACAAACAATGAATAATATAGGTGCGCATAAATTATTAAATGAAAGCGGAATACTAAATATTGACTTATTAAAAGCTAAATTATTATTTAAAAAATATTAAAAATCAAGGAACATAGATGAATGCTTACTTTGCAGATAGCGAACAAAACTCATACTTTTCAAAATATGGAAAAGATTTTCAAGAAAGAATATTTCAAGCCCTTCTAACAGATCATACCTGGGCCAGCCAAATGATGGAAGTTATGACAGCTGAATATTTTGAAATAAAATATCTTCAATATTTAGGTACAAGATTTTTTGGATTTCATCACAAATATAAGAATTTTCCAACACGACAACTTTTAGTTTCTATTATACGAGAAGAATTAACAACCGGAAATGATGTTATTCTTAGAGAGCAAGTAATAGAGTTTCTTTCTAGACTTAAGTCCTCTCCAAATCTTGGAGATTTAAAATATGTAAAAGAAAAAGCTTTAGACTTTTGCAAAAAGCAAGTTCTTAAGAAAGCGCTTGAAGAATCAGTCCTAGCAATTAGTAATGAAAATTACGAGTCTGTATTAAATATTATGAAAGACGCACTAGCTAAAGGTGCACAATCGACAACCGGTCATGTTTTCTTTGAAGACTATGAAGCAAGATTTACAAAGTTAACCCGGGTAACATGTCCAACAGGCATACCTCATTTAGATAAAAAAGATGTTTTAAATGGCGGTCTAGCAAGAGGCGAAATAGGAGTAATTACAGCACCTACCGGAGTAGGTAAATCTCACTGGCTAGTAAATGTAGGCGCTGCTGCTCTCAAAGCTGGTAAAAATGTAGTTCATTATACTTTTGAATTAACAGAAACCGCGGTTGGCGTAAGATATGATAGTAATCTTTGTGACATTTCATCTTCAGAAGTTCAAGATCGAAAAGAAGAAGTATTAAGCATGTACAAAGACAGTAATTTTGGTAAATTAATTATTAAAGAATACCCAACCGGTTCAGCTAGCGTCATGACAATTAGAAATCATTTAGAAAAATTGGCAATGAAAGATTTCATTCCTAGTCTAATTGTAATAGACTATGCTGATATTATGCGCTCAACTAGAAGCTATGATTCGTTAAGACATGAATTAAAGCTGATATATGAAGAATTAAGAAACCTTGCTATGGAGATGAAAATACCTGTTTGGACTGCATCACAAGCAAATAGAGAAGCAGCAGAAAAAGAAGTTGTAGGGTTGGACAGTATGTCAGAGGCTTATGGTAAGGCAATGGTAGCTGATGTTGTTGTTTCTTTGTCTAGAAAACAACTAGAAAAAGCCACCGGAGCCGGCCGACTTTTTGTTGCAAAAAACAGAGCAGGAAAAGATGGAATTTTATTTCCTGTTAGAATTGATTGCTCAAAATCAAAAATAACTGTCATCGATGATCCATCAGAGCTATCTGCAATAGAAATGTTAGAAAGTAGAAAAACAGGTACAAAAGACATGTTAAAATCAAAGTGGAAAGAAATTACAGGAAAATAAACCGGAGAAAAAATGTACAACTACCAACAAGTATATGAAGCATCTTTACAATATTTTAAAGGAGATGAATTGGCTGCATCAGTTTTTGCAGGCAAATATGCCTTACAAGATCATGAAGGAAGCTATTTAGAATCAACACCTGACGATATGCATCAAAGACTAGCGTCAGAATTTGCAGGGATTGAAGCTAAATACGACAATTCTATGCATTACGAAGAAATATACAATTTATTTAAAGACTTTAAATATGTAATACCTCAAGGCTCTCCTATGAGTGGCATAGGAAATGAAGCCAAAATTCAATCTTTGTCAAATTGCTTTGTTATTGAATCCCCTGCTGACTCATATGCTGGAATATTAAAAACTGATCAGGAACAAGTGCAGATAATGAAACGTCGAGGTGGTGTAGGGTTTGATATATCGACAATACGTCCCAAAGGAATGTACACATCTAATGCTGCAAAAACAACAGATGGAATTGAAGTCTTTTTAGATCGTTTTTCCAACTCATGTCGTGAGGTTGCACAAGGCGGCCGCCGCGGCGCGCTAATGCTAACAATCTCCGTTCATCACCCACAAGTTATGGATTTCATAAAGATTAAGCGTGACGTAACAAGAGTTACCGGTGCAAATATTTCTGTCCGTGTAACAGATGAGTTTATGACTGCAGTTAAAGCAGAAACAGAATATATTCAACGATGGCCAGTAGATTCTCAAACCCCAGAAGTTCATGATCACGTAGCTGCTAAAGAAGTTTGGAATGCATTAATCGAAGGTGCACACGCTTCTGCAGAACCGGGTGTTCTTTTTTGGGATACAGCAACAAGAATGACACCTTCAGATATATACAGTGATAAAGGTTTCGGTTCAGTATCAACCAATCCATGCGGCGAAATTATTCTTTCGCCTTATGACAGCTGTCGCCTTATGCTTGTTAATCTAACATCTTTTGTTTTAAAGCCTTGGACTCAAGATGCAAAATTTGACTTAGGAAAGTTTAGAAAAATTGTTAAAAAAGCTCAAAGGCTCATGGATGATATGATCGATCTAGAAGTTGAACAAATTAATAAGATTCTAGACAAGATTGATAAAGATCCGGAAACAGATGAAGTCAAATACTACGAAAGAAATTTATGGCATACAATAAGACAGGTCGCTTTAGACGGTAGAAGAACCGGATTAGGGATAACTGGGTTGGGTGATGCCATTGCAATGCTAGGTCAAAGATATGGATCAGATGAATCTATTGAGACAACAGAACTAATATATAAGTGGCTTGCTTTAGCATCATATGAAGAGTCTATAGAGTTAGCTGAAGAAAGAGGATCATTCCCAATTTGGGATCATGAAAAAGAAATTAATCATCCTTTTTTATCAAATATTATTAATTCACTAACACCAGAAATGCAATTAAAATATAAAAACTACGGAAGAAGAAATATTGCAAACACAACAACAGCACCTGCCGGCTCAGTTTCTTGTTTAACCCAAACCACTTCAGGCATCGAACCTGCATTTATGCTTCACTATACTCGCCGTAAGAAAGTGCAAAATGATGAAGAGGTAATGTTTGTCGACGATCTAGGTGACGAATGGACAGAGTTCACTGTATATCATCATGCATTTAAACAGTGGATGAAGAAAAAAGACTATAATAATCTTGAGTTAGGCGCTGCTGTACAAAATAGCCCTTATCACAAA